CTTTCAATCCACGTGATATTGCTGACAATCAGCTTTCTGAAACAGACAATATCATTTTAGATGAGAGAATGTCAATCAAACCATTAGGCGGAGACTCAACACATACGGATATACCAGACGGTACTGCAGGGCATATTACGCCCGGATATGGTGCATTTGTATTCGAGTCTGACCATGAGCAAGGTTCTTCCGCATTAGACACAGGCGAGAACTGGTTTGCAATGTGCGATGGTCTTACAGGTACAATAGACCTATACGACCTTAAAGGTGATGCATTTAACAGCTCTCAAGTTGACTTGGGTACAGCTACAGGTGATACATTTGCCGCAAATAAATTAGCATTTACAGATAATTCTGGCTCTGGTACGAATGATACTATTGTAGATGATGACAGTACAATGATATCCAATGGGTTCCGCAAGGGCGACATTATTGCGATATCAGGATGTACTGATGACACAGACAATAATCTTAATGGTGTTAGAATTAAGAATGTGACCGCAAGTACGATTACACTTGACCATAGTGGTATTCTTGATACGGATGCTAATGAGGCTGGCACTCCCACTATTACAAAGCTTATTAAAGCTGTTTACTATTTTTCCGATGAAGCCTTGAGGATTGCTGACGGCACGTTCGGTGCTTCTGTTCAGCCTTATTGGTATGGTTACGTTAAGAGACAGCACTTTGGTAGTCTGAGTCTTTCTTCCACTACAAGTTTTGACAACTGGTTCTCCAATGTAAATACATTGGCTGCACCCACAGAACTTGTTATTCACGCATCTAACTATCCATCCGCAGGTGCTGGATTTCAATTCAGCACAACGGCAGCGTCTGTTTCGGGTGGTGGCTATGATGCTGTGGCATATCAGATTGCCACTTCGTTTATTTATGACGGTCATCAGGAATCATTGCTTTATGTTCCTACGTCAAATAATACATTTACACCGAGTGCGGACAATTATAAAGTGACAATGAATCTGCATGCAACCGCACCCTTTGATGAAAGGATATCTGGTGCAAGGGTTTATGTAAGAGTAGATGGTACAGATGACCCTTGGGCACTGCTTATGGATATTGATATGGCACGTGGTGCTAGGGCAGGATTGAGTGGTAATTATTCAGCATGGGTGAAGAATAGTGGTGACCAAGTATATGTGAATAGCGTTGTATCATTAGCTCCAAGTCTGGAAACATATGAAATATTAAATGGTTTTCTTCCTTCTGAGCGTAAGATTACTATATCAGGTAATGGAGAAGGATACAAGACCGCAGTAGTGGCTAACCGAAGATGTTTTGTAGCTAATATAAAGACAGAGAACGAAGACGGTCAGACTATTCAAATGCGTGACAGGATTATGTACACTCCAGTAGGAAAGTTTGATACGTTTCCCCGAAGTTATTTTATTGACGTTGTTAAGGGAGATTCTGAAGAGTTTATTAAGCTTGAGGAATATTCAGACAGATTGTTGGCGTTCAAGACGAGGAAACTTTATATTCTTAATATAGCTTCTCCTTCTCCAGCCAACTGGTTCTTGGAAGAGATAAAAGACTTCTCTGGTATAGAGCATCCTCATGCAGCAGTCAAGACAGAGTTTGGTATATGCTGGATAAACAAGTTTGGTCTTTTCCTGTATGATGGAAACAATGTTACAAACCTTTTGAGAAATAAGATTAAGGAGTCTACTTGGCAAGATTATGTAAATGCAAATACTGTAATAGGTTATAATCCCAAGAAATATTATCTTGTTATCTTAAAGAGTTCTTTTGCTACAGATGGAGATGTATATGTATACGACTTCCGTACAGGCTCTTGGGTGTCGGGACAAGCAGCATTTGATACGAACGTAAACCGAAGTAATATAGTTTCCGATTGGAACGGTAATATGACAACCACCTATCAGAATCTTACCACTGGAGATTTGACTTGGACCAATACCAATGCGAACTGGAGTTCTTACTCAGGTGGAAACCTATGGAATGCTACTGCTGATAATTACAGTGTAAAAGAATGGTCAGATGATATTCGTGACGTTACCGCTGAGAATTTCAAGGTGA